CTGCATATCGTAGCCAAGTCTACAAACGCCGTTGCCGATGTTAGTCAGGCGGTCATTGATTTGACCGAAGTGCTGACCGAACAGAATGTCCTGCTGGGAAGCCGCAGTTGCGTACTGACCGAGTTCGCCGTTGCCATAACGACCACCCCAGCCGCCGCCCATGAAGCCAAAGAACAGCAGAATCAGCACCAGCCAAGAAATGCCATCGCCACCGAAACCAGTGTTGCCACGGGTCAGAGCGGCAATATCGGCAGGGGACATCATGCTAGAATCTTCCATTGCCATGAGAAGTTCCACCTTTCATAAAATTTTATATTTGAGAAAAGCAATATTGCGCACTACTGCTTAACTGCGAGTTAAAGGAAACTCTTTACTTGCGGGTAAATCTGTTCGGCCATCTTTTTCGCTTGGTCTACCTGCTGTTGGCTGAATCTGCCGGTCTTTACAAGCTCGTCAACCACAGCGCTCGGATTCCGAGAACCGACCATTTGCTTCACTTGGCCGAGCATCTGAATCATTTGCATCGGGTTACTTTGCAGATTTGGTGTTGACGCGGCGTTCGCCTGTTGGAACAGAGAAGTCAGAGGATTCATTCTTCACATCTCCCTTAATATTCAATAATTCGTTGAGCCGTTCATCTACAATTTGACGGATTTTGCCCTCGTCCAACTGCCTACAATCTGTAGCCGGTTCGCCAGACATTTCGGAAAACTTGAATTTCTTGAATGTGACAGCGCCGGAAACATCGCAAGACTTCACGTAGAAGTACGGATTGTTGTTATCCATGAACCAAGCCGTTTGATTTGGCTGAACAATGCGATTTCTCGCATCTTCCTCACTGGAAACAAAAATCCAAGGCATTGAGCCATAGCCCTGATTTAGGCCGTCTGGGGCGTTCTGCGCCTTAGGCATAAAACTATTCGTCTGCGGTTGATAAAGCTGTTGTGGGGCTTGCCAGCCGCCATACGGTTGATTGTAGCCCATAGGTGAGCCATACATAGGCATCTGCACTGTCTAACACCTCATTTCTGATTCAATTATAAAAAGAAAAAGCCCTATCGAGAAGTCCCGATAAGGCTTTTATTTGTCTATTATTCAGATGTGTTTGAACAGTTGTTCTTCGGCTTTATAGGTGATAACTTTGATTCGCTGGACGGAGTAGCCAAATTCTTCCGAAAGCTGGTCAAATGTCCGCTCGTCAATTAGTCGGCGTTTCAGAACAGCTCTCGGCGTTTCGCCTCTTACCAACAAATCAATCAGTTCGGATAACTCTTTGTTAGAAATATCCTCACTTACCACTCTTTTTGCCATTGCTTTGATTCTTTCTAACGCGGGTTCTTGTCTTAGTCCGCGTTGTTGTGGTAACTGTCTTAATGCGTACTTTCTGCTTTGCCATTGTTAATCACCACCCGCCGTAACGTCAAGGCTTGCATCGCCATTAGCAGTTTCTTGTGTTGCGTCAACTGTTTGCGTTGTAGTGGTTGCAACTGTTTCTGATGTCTGCACTTGGAACTGTGCTTCATAGAACAGCCACGCAACATTTGTTGCAACAAGCAGGACAATAAGCAGAACGATAACCGAAAAATATCGCTTCTCACGCTTCTCGTGACGCATTTCGCAAGATTCAAACACAAACTGTGAAATGTAATTATCTGTCCCGCTGGTAGGGTCTTTCACCATGTCCAGCTTTGTATCAACATCCATTGGATTCACGCCTTAATCATCAAACAGTTTGTCCTTGATTTCTTCAAGGTTTTTTCGGATTTCGGGAAGCTCTTTTGAAAGGGTTTCAATTATGCCGTATAGCTTATCCTCACGTTCCTTGGAAGTCTTAACGACCCACCAAATCAGGATGAAAAACGACACAATAACGCAGCCGAGAACGCCGTAGTTCATATAAACGTTTTGGGCGACTTCTGTCGGCATAAGTCACACCTCGCTCAACTCTGCATTGTCGTAGCCGAGAGACTTTAACTTGAACTTAAAGTTTTCTGCATTTTCGCGGCTTGCGAATCGAACAAAGACTTGATACTCTTTCGCTTGAGGAATATCTTCTACCGGCATAACTTCATCAGGAACTACGTCAGTAGAAACAGCAATCGGTTCTGCATCACCGATTTGCTTTTGACTTGCAATTTCTGCTTTCTTAGTGCGCATCTTCAAACACCCCTATTATTTACTAGAGGACTTGAAAATGCCCTCATACAGTGCAACAGCAGTTGCACCAGAGCCAATACCCATTGCGCACGCGGTAAACGCATCCGTGGCGGGGTAAATAGCCGGGTAAACAACCCAAGCAGCAATGCTAAGAATTGCGCCAGCAATCATGCAGATGACAGGAATCCACTTATTGTCTGCCGAGGTCTTTGTCTTGTACGCATAAGCGATAAGCTCAACAATGGCGGTAATAGATGCCATCGAAGCAACATTCATGAAAATATCCACCTTGTATCACCTCTTTTTATTGTAGCGTAGCATACCAGCTCGAAGTTGTCAAGCGTCATTTTCAATCTGCTCATTCGTTGCGGCATTTTCCAATGTTACGTCAGATGCAGCGTCCAGCGCATCGTAGTATTCCTGCGCCAGTGTTTCCACCTCGGCAATGTCATCTTCGGTCAGAAGTCCATTGTCAAGGTGCGTGTATGCTTTGTCAAGCCAGAACGCAACGTCCCGCCCCGCGCCGATTTCCCGCTTGATACTGCGCAGCGTTAAATCGTGCCGCGCTTTACTTTTAATCGCCATGGTGATTTCTCCTTTCAGTTGATAGAAGCAACCGCTGCTTCCAAATCCTCAATGCGTTTAATGGGGTCTGCGCGTCCCGTGACCTCCACGGTATCCGCATCGGTCAGCACGGTATTCGCTCCTGCAAGCGCTGGCAACGGCTGTGCGCCTGTCGCGGTGAATGGCGTTGGAGTTGCCAGCTTGTAAGCAATTTGTACGGGCGTGCCAGCGGCGTTCTGGGCGGCAAGGTAGGCTTCCCACGCATCTACGTCCGTAAACATATCTGTATAAATACGGATAATTGATGCCCCAGCATATCTAACGGTACTAAAGTGCGAACATATAGTTTTAATTGGCTCTTTATCAATGGTATATTTAGTCGTGTAAAAGAATTGCCTTTTACCACCAGCATCAAATACTAGCCAACCCTCTGTCCCATCAAAGGATTTGGCTTGCCACGTCTCCTGCCCCGCACCGCTCCACCGTCACACTGTCTCTGCCCTTGATGGGACGAATGTTTTCGGGGCTGGGTGTCCCGCTCCCTTCCTGCACGGGCTCCCAGCTGGCCTTTACCCCCAGCGAATATCCCGCCACGGGGTAGCACACAACAGGGTTGCCGCTTTCTTCCAGAGGAGGGCAGAGCATATCAATGATGTGCTTGCTGCTCCACGGCTTGTCCCCGATGCTGCTGTCATCGTGCGTGATGTTTGCCACCTGCTGTTTCAGCGTAGCAATATCATTTACTGCTGTCGTGTAATCTTCGTGCAAGCTATCGGCAACGTCCTGTGCCTTTTTCGCACTTGCCGCAGCGTTTACCTCGCTGGTTGCCGCAGCTGTTGCCGCCTGTACAGCTTCTTCCTTGTAAGGCTTTACAGTGTCCGCCGCATCCTTCGCGGCGCTCTCGGCGCTCTGCTCGGCATTTTTTGCGCTTTGCTCTGCGTTCTTGGCAGCGGTCTGTGCGTCCTTACTTAGAGTTAAAACCTGTTGTAGCAGGTCGGGCGTAGGCTCTGCTGGCTCTGTACCGCTTGCATTTGAGTGTTTCCTTACGATGTACTCACAATCGGCAGAAATGCGCTGTACGCCGTCTGCAAGACCTACAAACACAATCGTTCCAACGCCGTACAAGTCAGCAGTAGCTTCCTTTGGAACTTTGATAACGCCGGTAGAGGAATCAACGGCAACTTGAACTGGCTTCTTGTTAGGGGGATTAAATGTCGCTATTACGCTTAAATTTTCCCAATCCGGCGCTTTAACAATTTGAAGTTGCTCCTCTCCGTAGCTGTCAAATGTGCCGAGTTCCAGCTTTTCACCATTCTCTGTTGTGGCATTGTAACCATTCAGTTTTATAACGTGCATCTTATTCCACCCACTCGGATTTATAGAGATTTTTCTCCACAAGGCCAAGTTCCTTGCAGAGACTATAAATTTTATCAGCGTCACCCTGCGAAACCGGCCCGACAGAGATTAGCTGTAACTTGGACTTAGGCTCATCAACTTCTTTGTTAGCGGTTCTCATTTCACGCAATGCGGCGGTAACGGTAAGTGCCGATGTATGGCTGCATATTATTGTGAGGCTGACCTTCACCCACTGGACGGGTCATAAGATTTGTGTTGTCGTACTTGTCGTAGGGGTAAGTTGGTGCATATTGCGTTGATCCTCTGATTTCCATGCTGATTGCCCATCCGTGGAGCTGATGCTGATGGGACGGCATCTCTGCAATATTCAGTGTATGCTCCTTCTCACCGCCAATACTACCCGCATTATACTCTCCGCCAGCGCCAACCGTCACCCTGTCAGTTCCGTACCGTTCCCACGTGCCATAACCAAAATAATTGTGCACTTTTTCTGGCGTGCTTAAATCTGGTGCATCTGAGATTCCAGTTGGGTCAAATTCAAAAATATACCCAATGGGGAGTTCTTGCATCCCCACTCCCATAAAATTACTCATTTTCTGTCCCTTCCACAATGGCTTTGTACTGTTCTTTGGTAATCAGCCCCTTCCTGACGGCTTGGGCAACCATAGATTCGGTCCACCAGCCTTTTTTATGCCAAAGTTTAATTTTTTCGTACATTTCAGTTCTCCTAGGGAATCATTGTGCCTGTCATCATTGCAGTGTATGTTACCTGCGCATTAAGTTTTTCGGCGGCATCGCGGCGCGCTTCTTCCTCTTTGGCGGCTTGCTCGGAAGCCTTGGCGGCGGCATCGGCGGCATCTTTTTCTGCTTGCGCCTTTTCTGCAATATCCGCAAGTTCCGCATCGGTGTACGGCACATACCGATGCACTTCTTCGTACTCGTCCCATGCGTCCTGTGCTGGAGTTGTGATTCCCTGCCGAAGCCCATCTGGGAAATCGGCAGTGACCGTTCTTGTCATTACTTCATACCGCACGGATGCGGGTACAGCTTCGTGATGCACCGTGACACGTTTCGCAGTTTCTAACTTGCCGAGCGTCATGTCGGGGTTTTGCAACTCGTGCTCAAGTGTTGCATCGTAAATTTTCATGTTCACACCTCTAAGTACCACGTAACGTCCAAGTCGCAGTCAGGCTTAGTGTCGGCGGTGATTTTTACCGTGATGTTGCTTGCCGTCACTGTAAACTCTGTTGTTCCCCTAGCAATCGTTCCAAGATTGCGGCGCTTTGTGGCATCTGTGTTGGCGTTGCCCGTCTGCGTTGTCAAAGGTGGCAGAACGTTTTTAATCGTAAATGTCTTACTGTTTGTGACAGTCTTACTCTGCGTGTACTTGCCGTTTTCCGCCGTCCAGCCATCCACGGTAAATGTAGCGGTGACTGTCTTAAACTGGTCTTTGATTTCAATACCGTCAATTTTTTCGAGAAGCGTGTCAATCTTTTCACCAGAATATTTTAATTGATAACCTTCGGGCATTCAGTCTCACCACCCCTAATAATAAATAGTGCTGCACCAATAACGAAGCAACAGCTTAATGCTATTACGTTCATTTTACTCTACCCATTCAGATTTGTAAAGCCCTTGTTCTGTTAAACATAGTTCTTTTGCTGTGGCGTAGATTTTATCTGCATCGCCTTGTGAAACAGGGCCAATGGTAATCATCTGTAACTTGGACTTTGGCTCGTTTACTTCTGGGATGTCGTTCTTTTCTACCTCTACTTCCGAATCATATACGCCGACAGCATTCGCAAAGCCGATGTATTTTGTAGGGTCAAGACCTTTGCCAGTGGCAGATGCGCGAACCTCAAAGTGGCAATGCTTGAAAGGCGGGTTGGCAAGTGCCGCATTTCCAGTGTTTCCCATAACGGCAATCGGGTCTCCACTTTTAACTTTCTGCCCGACCTTAACCAAGAGTTTCTCGCAATGGCAAAAATAAAGGTAGTTCACAACATCGGGCGTTTGGTTCGCGTCCAGCTTAACGCAGACATAATAGCCCCATTCCCATGTCCTGTTTCGCTTGTCTGTGACAATTCTTGCCGTCACTACTGTGCCGGAAATGCTCTTGTCTGCATATCGCGGAAAGTGAATAATTGAATCGTCAAGGCCGTCAACATCAGCGCCACCGTGCCAGACCTTACCATTTCCTCGCGTATAGCCATAACGCGAGTACGGGAAACGGATTCGATTTCTACCGTCAAAAAGCATGAAAATCACTCCTTTTCTGCTTCTTCTGCTTCTGCTTGTTTGTCTTTCGTGCCTGTGTTCATTTCTAACGTATCTACGTGCAAATTCACTTCTTGGTTAGCTTGCAGGTTTGCGATTTGCTCATTCTTTAACTCTGCGTTAAGTTTCAAAAGAGCATTTTCTACAACCAAGGACTTTACCATAAGCGGCATCGTTGAGTTGTTGAGTACAGAAAACATGTCTCGTTGCAGATTTATAATTACTTCGTTATCACTCATAGTATCTCCTTTACCATGCGTCGCCTTGGTGGGCAGTCAACAGATATTCCCAAGTGGGAGTTCCCTCTGAGTTTGTGTAGTTTACACGGGACAAAGCAACGTTGTGGCCGTCAATTCTTAAGCGCTTGCATTCCAGATAGCCCAAAGCATTAACACCGCCGATTGACACATGACCCTCACCGTTTGAATCTGCACGAACATCAAAGAACTTTGTATGTGTGCCACCAGTGTACATTTCAAAGTGAGAACCAGCGCTATCATTATATAGGTCAATACGGTTGTCGTTATAGCCATCGTTGCCGTAAATTCTGATGTGACCAAGAACGTAAGAACCGCCTACGCCGTCAGAGTAAATTTTTACGGCAGGGCTATACGAACCGCCAGAGACCATCTGTGACAATGTTATTTCGCCATTACCGATAACAGCTTCGCTGTATGTTGTTTTTGAAGTTAGCGTACCAGTGATACGTACAGTGCCGTCTTGTGCTAATTTGAAGTTATCAGAATCAACAACAAGTGTATCTCCCTTGAACGTGATTGTTCCAGATTCAATCGCAACGGATGACGAGTCAAGCGCGAACTTAGAGCGAACATTTCCATCTGTAACGGCTGTCAATTCAAACTTGTCAAAAGTTTGTTTTAGTTGCGTGTATTGTGAACTTAGTCCACTGATGTCTTGCGCTGTTTGTTCAGCCTTTACGGTAAGGCCATCAACCGTTGCAGAGATTTTAAGAATCCTTTGCTTCGAGTTGTATTTAACGTTATTCACAGCAGTAGTCGTGTTGCGGTTAGCATTACCGACGCTCTCAAAAGTGCATTTACCGCCACTGTGCTTTACACTTGTAATCCAAGTGTCGAACTCATTTTTCCCGTCACTTACGGTTACAATATCGCCAACCTTGATTTCAAGTGTCTCCGGTGTCTGAATATTTGAACAGGGAACATAGGTAATGTTATTCAGACCATCGTACAGATTCTTGACATACGGACGTAGTGCCGCATCGGAAGTTGTTGAAAGAAGCTGATTACCTTGAATGACAAGCGCGTTAGTGCCTTGCTCGTCAGCAGGATAAACAACGCCGACATCATCATCAGATTGCCTAACTTGTACTTTATCAATAGCCTTTACAACGAAGTCTGAGAAAGTCAACTGATTCGCAAAGTAAGGGATTCCATCAGGCGTGTCGCTACCTGATTTTGCGGAAATAAGCACGCGATGAACATTGTCTTGCAGACTTCTCTTAACTACATCAAACAGATGGAAAGACTTTTCGTTAATGCTCTTTTTGGGAGAAATTATTACTCTATCGTTTTTCTTGTACCAGTCAAATAAAAGTTTGCCATTAGCATCTGCATTGCAGAAGCAGCCGGACGCAGAACACACCATTTTCATCAAGTCTCTAGCATTAACGCCAGAACCAGTGAACTTCTGAATTTGGTAGTCTTTATTCAGACGAGGTTCGTTCGCAAGCTCCAACTCGCACTTAGCGGCAAGCGCCGTTGCGAAGTCTTTAATTGCGATGGGAAAAGTAAGCGCATTAAGCCATTCTGTGACATCAACATCAAGCAGTGATACGTTATCATAGGCCGTCACTTTATACTTGTTTGAACCTGTCTTTTCTGGCTTGTCGCATGTAAAAACGCCAATTTTTGTTTCTATGTCAAGGTCGTTATCGGCCTTGTAAACCTTGTAATATGTCAGTACCGTTCCTTGTGTTACGCTAAGAGCGCTGTCGGAATTGACCCAAAACTCAATCTCAACAGCGCTCGCGCACACAGAACCAGGTGCGATGTCACTGTCAGAGTTTGATGAAGTAGTCCAGTCAACGCCAACAATGTTGCTTTGAAGCGCTGTTCCGTCCGCTAAAACAAACTTATCTTGAAACATCTAAAACACCACCGTTCTTGTTATTCTTATTTTACGCTCCTGTGCCGATAATGTCAAACTTAAAATCCCTATACAGCCCATTGTAAAAATATGTGCTGTAAGAAGAACCGCTTGAAGTTGAGCAGTATGCTTCAAACGTCTCCAAAGTTCCGTTCTCTTTCGGGCAAGTAAACTGGAATGTCTTGCCTTGAACAAGGTTATTCATGTAAGCTAACTGCTCTTTAGTAACAGCCTTGTAAGAGAACTTCGCTTTAGGGATTCTCCGTTTGACCCACTCGATGTGCATAACTCCATCTTGTGTGCGGCCAGACCCCTCTGCGGCAATGGAGTTCCATTCCATCTGAATGCCGCCGTCAGCATCAGGCTCATACAGGGGCGTTCCATCAACAAAAAATTGCGTTGACAGCGGCCTGTCAAGCGGACTTGCCATTGTTATGCACCCCCATTGATTACTGCTTGTTTGCGATTGTATCTGGAAGCCGCCTTGCCAATCACATCATCGCCAATGCTAACTTCGAGTTGATTGTCATTGATTGCTTGCACGACAGCCATACACCCTTGCCAGAACACATCTGCAAGGCTTGCATTTGCGTCCATCTGCGCTTGCGTGAAAGAACCCATGTCGTTACCGAACTGCCCGGAAACGCTGTCTACGCCGAGCATAGGTACTGTCATTGCAGACTTCATGCCGGAAGCAAGGTTATTAACACTAGAATATACCAAGTCTGCGTTAGTGTCAATACCATTTGCAAGACCGCGCATAAAATCAGGCATCCACTTCTCGTAATCGCGAAGAACGCCCTCGTCAGGACGCGAGAAGTGAAGCACAGATGCAATGCCTTGAGCAACTGCGTCAGCGGCGCTCTTGGCCAATTCCTTTGCCCTTCTGATACCGTCAGACAAGCCCTGCACAAAGTCAGAACCCCAGCCTTTGGCAGTTTCTTTCATCTTGGAAAGGTCGAGCGCTTCCTTGACTTTTCTAATTGCGCTACGGACTTTTTCAATAAATCCGTTAATGCCATTAGTCAAGCCTTGGACAATGTTTTCGCCAAAGCCCTTAAAGACAGTGGACGGAGAATGGATTCCGAAAATGTCCTTAAACCAGTCAATGACGCTATTCCACTTTTCTTTCCACCACTGCTTAAATCCAGCCCAAGCATCTTGAATTCCTTGGATAATGCCGGGAATAATCTCTTGCGCCCACTGAATGATGCCATCAACGAAGTTTCTAAATTCCTCGTTTTCGTCATACAGCTTTACGAAAATGGCAATAAGCGCAGCGATTGCGGTGATAACTAAACCAACGGGGTTTGTAAGCACGCCGATAACTACCGTAACGGCAGAAATAGCAACTTTAGCCGCCATAATTGCGGCAATAACCGCTGCAATCACGCCAGCAACATAGCCAATTTTCTCCGAAATCTTAGAGATTGTATCACCGTGCTCGTCGATGAAGCCAAAAATGTCTTGAATTTTGTCATAAACAGGGCCAAGTGCTTCTCTTATAAACTTGTAAATCACAGTTGCAGCGTCAGAGAATCCTTGAATAAAACCGCTTGCGAACGGAGCGATGATATTGTTAATGACGATTGATAGGTCGTTCATAGTATCTTCAAGCAACGTCAACGCATCATTGAACAGCAGTGCGCCAATGCGGCCCTCTCCGAAGAAGTTTTCAAAGAACGATGTATCGGAAGTTTTTGCAAGATTGCCGATAGATTGCCATAGATTACCTGCGGCAGACTTCAAACCTTCGGAGTGTTCATCCCATATTGCACGCATCCTGTCTAGTGCCGCACGGAACGGCTCTGTCAGGCTCTTCATGCTATCTTCTACTTCCGAACGCTCCCACATCGCAGACGGGTCAACGCCAAGAGTGCCGCCAGCGCCGCCGCCTTGCGAACTTTGCACAACTTCGAGTTCGTCAAACCCAGCAAGGAACGCTTTTTGGGCCTTGCTACCAGATTTCAGAGAGTTTGCGTAGTTGACATTGTTCTTAATTGCCTTGTTATAGAACGAACGACCAGTTAGCGCAGAAAGGAAGTGCGAAAGCACATTAAATGCGTTCGCGATAGCAGATGCAAGCATATTAAATGCAGGAGTTAATGCGGAGATGATGGGTTCTACCGCCGCCATAATTGCATTACGCGCAAACAGCAAGTTTGATGCAATAGAAGAAATGTTGTCATTGAAGCTGGCAATAGCACCAGTCGCGCCTGTGTCAAATTGCTGCGACCAAATGGCCATTGCGTTTGCTGATTCTTTCGCAGCGTTTGTGATTGACTTAATTACGCCGCGAACTATACGATAGAATGTGATATTTTTGACAGAACGAACCAGTTGAGCAAGAAATGTATTGTTCTCTTTTGTTGCCTTTTTTACTGGCTCGTCCATATCTTCAACTGAATCATTTGCTTCTTCCTGTGAATCGTAAAAATCATCTAGTTTCTGTTTTGCAACTTCAAGTTGAACGCCGTAAGAAGCGAGCTTTTGCTGTGCCTGTGATAGCGCTAACTGCTTTTTAGCTAAAGCAATAGTGCTCCTATCCATAGCGGCATCATCGTCATCATCAATTTCATCTTGCAGATATTCCAAGCGTTCTATTTCTGCTGCGAGGATGTTGATTTTTGCGGCTTGATTTTCAAATGCAGCGCTTGCGCTTGCAACCGCGCTTTGAAGTCTTGCTTCCTGAGAATCAAATTCATCAAGTCCGAGACCGTCTAACGCTGCGTGAGCGGCTTCTGCTTGCTCCGCGATTGACGACGCAATGTTTCCTTGGGAAGTTGCATTTAGCGTGTCTTGTAGTGTTCTGCTTGTATCTCTAAGAGAATCCATAAGTTCTGATAGAGCATTTATAGCACCTCTAGCATCGGAGTTAATTTCAAAACCGAGGTCATCAGCCATTTATCTCACCGCTCTCCCGTTTGTGTTTTTCTTTAATCATCTTGTTCCACTCCAAAGACCAAGCATAGAATTTAGCGGCATCCGCGTTCATTCTAGCTGTTTTTTCTTGCTCTGGCTTGGAAGTCAAATTCAATTCTGTGGGCTTGTCTGGATATGCCGTCTTGCCAAAAGAAGCACCGAGAGCGCGAAGAACATACGCTCCGTTAAGCCATGCGGAGACATTGTTCGTTTCAAGCGTCAGGTCGGTTTTTATCTTGAAAGCGTCATAAAAAGGTTGCAGCAAAAAGGGGTTGAGCGACCAGAATGTGTCATACCCAACCCCCATTGCCAATGCTTGCGGTAGCCACCCTTTATAGATGGCATCGCGCATATTTTTGTATTTTACGCTTTCTTTGCGGGAACTTTCTGCACAGTTGCTTTCCCCGCGTCTGCTTTCTTGGCGAGAGCGCGAAAAAAACCGCTTTTCTCCATTGATTCGGTCATAACGCTGACAAGCTCCTTGAGGTCGTTACCTTCCTCAACGTACTTTTCAATGTCAGCACCGGCTTCCTCAACAGTCTCGTCCAGAGCCAACGCAACGAAAGCGCGAAGCGTAGACAGAGTTTTGCCACTTGAACCAAGGTCGATGCCCATGTCCTCAAGTGCGCAAACGTGATTGAATGTGACTTCCATTACGGAAAAGTCTTTGCCGTTAATTTTCATAATTGCTCTCCTTTAACTATGAGTTAGGCTTTATAGTTTGGCGCTCCCACCTCGCCCAATAAAGGGCGCAAGGCACGGAGCAGGGGAACTTCCCCATACTCCGCAGGAGAGCGCCTTGCTGTTGGTTAAGCAGACGGCTTTTCGGTCTTGACCTCGGAATCGCAAGTGACGATAATCTTAGCTTCCACAACTGCGCCAGTGCCAGCACCAGAGACATAAGTAGAAACCTGACCGGAGAAGTAGAAAGAACCCTCACCGCCAGCACCGTCATTGCCGAAATCCAGCTCAAAGAAATGCTGTGCGTAGTCATCGAGAGCCTTTACCTTTGTGAAGTCTGCCTTAGTGTAGTTGTAAGTAAACTCAAAACTGCCAGTATCTTGCAGACCTTGAATGTACCGCTTCATCTTGTCACGCAGAGTAGTGACTTCGATGGTGTCAGGGGCAGAGCCAAGGTCAGGAAAGTCCTTGACGGCAACCAGTTCTGTGTAAGCGCCAGCAGCCGTATCAGAGGTTTTGAGAACTACGTTATAGCTTGAAATAGCCATTTAATTTTACCCCCTGTAGGTTGTATCTGTTTCAGTGTTAATGATGGCAGTAAAACGCATAACTACACGTTGATATTTCTGCGTCTTATCGCCCATATTTGGGTCATTGGAATCCATTTGAAACCCTAGTTCCTGCATTGCGTTAGCCGCGAGATTTGCGATAGAAGCGGCATTTTCTCGGTCATTCTCGCCTTGCGTGTATACATTCACATCAAACGCATAACGCACATGATGCCAACCAGCAGAATCATAAGTAGAACTTAGCGCACTGCTGTCTGTCTGCGTGACAATAACGGCTGGATAATGCGGGTCGCCAGTATTTGCACCAGCATAAACCCGAATACCGCTAACTTCGCCTTTCAGCTTCGAGAGAAGATACTTACGAATATCAATTTCATAATTCTTAATATCCACCTTATTTCTCCTTTAGCTGGATTCCATGTTGTGCAAAAGATGTGCGAACCCATGTAGGCATATTTTTCTTGACTTCTTGGACAGTCAGGTACATAGGTGCTTGGGCCTTTTGACCGCAAGTGAAAATGTGCTTTTGACCTGTTTTGGGGTCTGTGTATGGCATATCCCCGGGTGGAATCCACTGCCCGTAAGGAACGTGCAGTATCTTTCCGTTTTTCATGGTAATATATTCGTCCTTGCCGGAGTGTTTGCCGGAATTGTAATTCCAAGTACCGCCCTCTGGGTTCGGATTTCCACCGGGGAATGTACCAACGCCATTAAGACCAGTGCCATACTCAACAAACTTTGCGTTTATGTCGTGATTGTAAATTCGTGCGCGGTAACTCTTACCAGTTGACTGCCACTCAACATCCACGCCATCCGCGTCCGCAAGTCTGCCGGAGTATTCAGCTTTAGCGCGTTCTACAACATAATCATGCGCGGATTCAGTGTATTTCTGAATATCCTTTGCCATGATGTCATATTGTTTCACAAGCTCTTTTATGCCCTTTGTTCCGAGCCATACTCGCCTTACACTAGGCATTGGAATCACCTATGCTTCAAACCGATTCTGACTTGATTTATGCTATCCGCAACTCTGTCAACAATCAAGTTAGCAGAGCCGTCCTGCGGTGTCTTATTGTGCCATACAAGAGTTTTCCCCTCTACGAAATTCAGTAACCCAAACTCTTTGCAAGTCACAGTTATGACATAATCATAACCAAGCCACATGCCGTTTTCCGTTCCGTATGCGTAGCCCGTTGGCGCGGAGATGTTGAGCATGGCGTGAATCGGGTCGCTGTATGTTAATACATCGTTGCCCGTTTCATCTTCGCCAGACACAACAGGATTGGAGAACCAGACGCTACGCTTGTTCTTTTCAAGACTGCGCATCTGTTTTCACCGCAGGAACGCCGCAAAAAGCCACAACGTTGTTTCTAATGAAGTCCTCGATGCTTTCATAAGTACGATGAACTCCGTTCTCGATGTGCTCTTTCTCGCCTTCCGCACCTCTCAAGTTGTACATACGCTCCGCAACTTCTAGTTGCAGAAAACCGTATCGGGGCGGCAATCCAACGCCGGATGTGTCTTTGTACGGATACACCGCCCCTACGATTCTATCACTAGCTTGAGTGAGCAACAGAATCAGGAGTTCATCTTCGCCTGTGCCATCAATGCCGAGCATGATTTTCAACTGTTGAAGTTTTTCTTCCATAACTCTGTTCTCACTCCTTAGTTCCGACTTAGATTAGCCGTTAGAGACAATCTTAGCCAGCTTGATGTTCTTTGCGTCCCAAACCTTAGTCCAGTTAGCAGCAGTGCCAAGCTCTGTACGGGTGGGAGAGTTCTTTGCAATCTGGGTCGTGTCAATAGACATGCCCAGCGGATGCAGAGCCATACCCCACTTGCTGTACAGCTTGTTCACGCCGCCCTTGCTCTCGGGGTCGTAATCGACATAGTTCGGACGGTCAATGCGGACATTCCGAGCAGTAGCGATAGCGCCCTCACCAAGCAGGTAGGTGTTGTAGGTGGTCAGGCCGTCCTTAGTGCCAGTTGTCAGACTGTCATCGACCATAACCAGATACTTGTTCAGCAGCAGACCGAATTGAACGCCACGGCTATAAGCACCGGGAGTGGTAGCAATGTTGTTGACCAGTTGCAGCTTCAGCAGGTTGGTGTACACGCGAGAGTGCATAGCAACCATGGTCAGGTCATCGAAGTTGTCACCCAGAGCTTCCTGCGCAGCATCAAGGAAAGTATCGCCGGACAGGCGGTTTTCGGCAGTGGCAGTGGCAGTGGTCTGGCTACCCTTGCTTGCGGAAATGTCCTTGACGTGAGTGTTCATGCCGGAAACGCCCAGAACACCGTCAACAACGGCCAGCAACTCTTTCTGGTTGTTCTTCTGCTGGTAGTAAGCAACCTTGCGAGCAACATCGCCCAGAGGGTCAGCGCCGGTCAGCTCACGGGTAAAGTCTTGGTCTTTCCAAGCAGCCATGCGGCGGAAAGCCATGCCGGTCTGCTTGTTAGCAGAAACCTCAACAGGAGTGTTGTCGGTCTCGCCGTCATAGTTCTTAGCATCGCCGGACAGGGGCGCGTAGTTAGGAACAGTGAAAACATTGTTCTTGTCGGTCAGAACTGCGGAAATGTCAGGAGACACGCGCAGAACGCCAGAATTGATGATTGAAGTGTGTACGGGGTCTACCTCTTGGATGTAATCAGTGAAAACATCGGGGTCGAAGTAGAAACCACCAAAAGTACCAGTAACAGCCATTGTCTGATTCCTCTCTTTAACTTAGATTTAGAAGTGTTTCGCCAATTTCGCGGATTCGGCTTTGTACAGTTCCGGGTTTCTCTGTTTAAGCTCCATCCGTTCCTGCATGGTCATCTTGGAGAACTCTTTCTGACCATCGCCAGAACCGCCACCAGAGGGTTGTTTCATGCCTTGCATGAGTTCCTGCCGAATTTGAGTTGTGATACTCTCCTTCTCGGCGTTGTAGGTGTCGATGATGGTTTGAGCGCCAGCCATCGCATCTTCATCTTCCATGTCGGAGAACTTGTCAATCAGCTTGGAATACCCATCTGCTTTAATGCCGTTCTTCGCAAGTTCAGATTCAATCTTACTCTTGCGCCGGTCTTTCATGAGCGCTGCGTTTTGTGCCTTGATAGCAGCAATGTCAGCGGCTTGCTTCTCTGCATCGGTCATTTTGTTCTGTTTCAGTTGGTCTAGTTCAGATACAGCGTTCTGATACTTGCCAGCGTCAACATACTTGCCAGTGCCGAGGTCTGCCAGCTTAATGCCCTTTTGTTGAAGCGCGGTTTCAAGTTGCTCTTTGGTCATGCTCTCTGCGTCGCCAAAGATTGCGGTAAAGTCAAATGCCATAAGAGTTTTCCTTTCCACTGTTTAAACGTGTTGTGAATCCACAGTCTCTTGCAGTTAAGCGCCAGCAAGATAGGCGAAATATTTTAAATCAGAGTTATTGCTCTGATTTAGCCTTGTTAATTGCGTCGTTTTCGGCGTTGTTATCGCCGGAAGTTGTCGTATCGTTGGCTTTAGCATTGCGCTGTGCGTTCTGCGCGCTGTCAGCGTCCTGCTTTTTATTTGTCATGTCATCAGTTCCGGTGCGTTCCTCTTGCTGCGTGTTATCTACTTTCCACTTAGGAATAATAAATTCCTCGCTCATTGCATAAAGGTTCTCCGGGTCACTGGTGATGTCGCTAAGGGAAATCGCACCGAGCGGATGCACGCCAGCTTGAAGCAGATTCAAAAGCACTTGGCTCTTGTTCAGCAGATTGTCGGTTCTGTTCCGAGTAAACTTGATGTCAATATCTGCTGTTTCAAGACCTGTAACTTTGAATTGCGGATAGCTTTGCAGAATCTTCAAGGTGACAAGAATGGTTTCCCGCTCGCTCTTGAAGAACATCTTCTCAAAGCTCAACGCACGGCTCTCTGCGTTCGTCCAGCCCTGACCAATGATAAGCGCTTGACCAGTGTTACCGCCAGCAGAAGCGCGTCTATCAGGCACACCGGCGATGGCAAGAACCTTGTTGTACATATCCTCGACAAGCGTCTGTGTCTGGTCTTGATTCAGTTCGCTTGTGATGATGTCAACATCCGCGGTGTACTGACCATTTGACTGAACCTTGATAGCGCCAAGTTCTTTCATTGCCTTAAAGGTATCTTCGTCAATATCGCAGTTAATGAACTTGATAAAACTCTGCACAAACTGCTCTACACCATCAACGCGGTTTGAAACTGTTTCGTTCAGCGCGTCAAGGAGTTCGATAACAGGCTCAAAAGAACCCAATCGTGAAGTGTTAGCGTCATACTCAACAATCGGGTTAATCCCCATAGGATTGGGCGCAACTTCAAATTGGGTTGTCCCACTGACTACAATGTCCATCCAAGATGTTGACTGGTCACTGTCATCAGTAACGGGCATTGAATACGGAAGCGACGTTGTGTACACATTATCATCCGTATAAGCAACGATTTCAACCGTGTCAGTCTGACCAGAGCCATGCTTCCTGTGATAACTGCAACTTAACAGTTTTGAGTGCTCCATGTTTGTGCTATACACGCAGAAAGTGTTCCGAGGGTCAAGCACAGATGTGTGGAACGGCGGTGCAGACTTTTCCTTTCTTCGCATAGCAGAAGCGGAAAGCGGGAAAGTAGCCTTGTAGCCAACGCCACACTCAAAAATCCAGTCAGCAAGCTCCCTGTCTGTATTCGGCTTGTCATCGTTAAGGCAAAGCGTGTTCAGCTTGTTCACCTTGTCCTCATTGCCGCGTTTGCGCAACTTAGAGGACTGTTCTGACGGTTCTTTTTTGTCGGTAGTATAATCTGCCGTCTGAACCCTGTCATCGTTTTTAGCCCTTGCTACATAGGTTACAGGAGAACCAAAGCAATAGCCGGTCTTAAACTCGACAATCTCATACGCATGGTTCTCAACAATTTTATTGTTGATTTCCGGGCGTACTTCCTTTGTGCGGTCAAGTACAGGCTGAATACCCTTTGTATAATTATGCAAATAGTCAATGTCTTGAGCATTGTTAAGGTGAACAGGAATCGCATCAGCCAGAATCCGGGCAACTGCAACAGCGTCAATCTCATCCGGTTCATAAGAAGAATAGATTCTATTTCGGCCTTTATTAAGCATTAGTTCACCCCCATTTGCTTGCTTACATAATAATTTATTTTCGGCCTACGCGCAACAATCTTGCCATAGTTTGCCCTCGCACTTGAAAAAGTTGCCGTCATAAGTTATAATTAAGCCATAAACATCATGGAAAGGGGTTGACAAAGTGGAAATTAAGCCACTCACGGCCAAGGAATTGACTTTCAAGGGCTACGGTTCGAGAACAACAATTAGCAAGTATGTTGCAATGGGTATGCCAAGGCATGGAGTTAGAGGTAACTACTGGTTCATTGAGGAAGAAGTAAAACAATGGATTCTTTACCGTGGCGAAAAGCTGTTTATAGCTTGTCCGCATTGCGGAAAACTGATTCAAGTTCCTAAAGAGGTGGTTGCAAATGCAAAGACAACAACAGATTAACGACCATAAGCGAATTGCTTCGTTCTCCAAGTTGCTGAAAGAGAACCCGAAAGATATTCGCCTTGCGGAAGCCTTGCTTTCTGCCTGTGCAAACGCAACCGCAAAAGATGACGGCAGTTATGAAACAAAAACAGTAGAAGCGGAGTACGCATTTAAGAAAGGCATGGAAGTTTACAACGCCTGTCTGTTCAACGCGGCAAATGCGCGAGACATTGACGACAAACGAAAGTGGCTTGTCCTAACTAAGAGTTCGCTTCTGTTTTTGGCTCATAAATATTTTGACAGTTTTATGCTATACTTGGAGTTTGACCGCAGGCCGGATAAACGTTTTTATGCTCCAAGAAAGAACCAGTTAAAGCCTATCGTTGAAGGTTTCCAAGATGTTGCAGACGGAAAGATTGACTTACTCACAGTTAGCCAGCCCAAGCGAACGGGCAAGACGACCCTTGGACTATTATTCGTAATTTGGCGTGCTGGTATGCAACCGGACAAATCGTGTTTTCTTGTTGGACGCGGAGATTCACTCGCAAAATCTTTCTATGATGGTTGCCTTACGTTCTTGCAGGATAAGGCAGAGTATAATTATTGGGATGTTTTTCCGGGTCACGCTCTTTCTGCAACGAACGCCGAGCAAAGAACGATAGATTTGGATTCTAGGCACAGATTTCCGACAATTATGTGCAATTCTATTGATTCTCAAATTACGGGCCGAACGGAAGCGTCAAATTTGCTGTATTGTGACGATTTGGTGATTGGCGCTGACGACGCAAGAAACAAAGACAGACTTGACAACTTGTGGGACAAAGTGCGTTCGGATTGTCTTGGTCGCCGTAAGGAACACGTCCCAATTATTGCCCAAGGTACTAGATTCAGTATCTACGACCCAATCGGCCATTTGATTGATATTGCACCAGAAATGGGATGGAGAACAAAAGTAATTGAAGTCCCCGCTCTTGATTATAAAACAGATGAATCTAATTTTTATTACAAATACGGCATGGGCTTTAGTACAGAGTATTACAGAAATGAACGCAAGCTCGTAACGGATTTGCAATGGGAAAGCGAGTTCCAGCAAAGACCAATCGAAGAAAAAGGTGTCGTTTTCGGCAAATCAGACTTGCAATATTACGACAAACTTCCAGAGAATGTCGATTGGGATGCAATTTTGGCGGTTATCGACCCATCAGAGGGCAAAGGCGACTTTACATCAATGGTCGTAGCCTTTGTTAGTGGCGTAGATGTTTACATTGAGGATGTTGTTTACTCGCAAGCGCTTCCAGAAGTAAACGCACCTAAGTGCGGAATTATGTGCGTTAAACACGGAGTTAAAGTCTGCCAAGTCGAATCTAATGCAAACGGATTGTTGTTTGCGGAAAAGGTTGAAAACCAGATTAACGGCATGGGTGGTAGAACCAGCGTTCGCACAAAAAGAACTACGGCAAATAAGCAAACCAAAATCATCCTTGCGTCTGATAATATCCGCAACCATTTCTGGTTTAAAAATCCAAACTATTTAAGCAACGCAAGCGAATATGCGCATTTTCTTCGTGATACATGGTCTTATAGTCAAGTATCTCGCAACCAGCACGATGACAGCGTTGACAGCTTGGCAATGATGGAAAATATGATTGCCAATTTGACAACAGGAAAAGTTCAAGCGTTCAAAAGACCTTTCTAAACCTATTGACTTTTCCGTTTCCATCTGCTATAATACAGATATGGGTTCTGTTCGGAAATGCGGTCTGAACAAGGCCGCAAAAACTGAATAGAATCTATCAAATAAGTCATTACGGGGCGTACCGCATTTGCGTCCAGTAATGGCTTTTTTGACTATTTGGAGATATATCAACATGATGAAATTCGTAAATGGTTTTCCGCAAGAAGAACTTGCGTGCATGGTTGACGTTATGATTGGCAAAGACAAAAAGCCGCACGAAGTTAGAATTGACGCGGCTGACACGCTTATTCTTCAATGGCTATTGCACTTTTATCCCAGAATGAACAAGAAAAAGGTAAATGATGAAGAATACGCATATATCAGCTACAAGAAAATCGTGGAAGATTTGCCGATTCTGAACACAACCAAAAGAGCCGTTGCCGCAAGATTTAAGAAAATTGAGCACTTCGGACTTGTTAAAATGCTTGTAGAGAAAGACGAACTTGGAACTTACACATACATTCATCTGACGAAGAAGTATTTTTCTTTGCTTGAAACAGCAGATGGGGGTTGTCCCTCGAAGAACAACGGGGTTGTCCCTCGACACGCAACCAAAAATAGTAAGTTAGAAAACAGTAAGATTAGAGATAATATTTCTCAACAAACCGATTCAAGCGCAAACGATGCACCAATTCCTGCGGAATCGGTGAGAAATGAAAAAACAAAATCTCTTTGGGATATTAGCAGAGAAATAACAGGGAATGACCCATTTACTTTTCCCTGTCAGCCTACGAGCGATAGCGAGGAAATCAGCGCCGCAGGCATTGTAAAGAAAAAGCCGCTTGTTAAAAATTTAACAGATATGGATGATAAGGACATCAAATTGTTGAGAGCAGCGCTTCTTGGTAAGGCATACGGCATGGCGATTATAGATGATGTACCGTTTTCGATGCAATGTGGCACAGACCACGGAGTTGCTACTCTCACAATGGAAGGAGCGTTTGACTATTGGCTCGACCATGCACTATATCGTGAGAGCGCGAGAGATGCCTATTTAAGCAAGTTCCTTGAAGCGTGGAAAAATATTTGCGATAACTGCGCAGACCGTTTTTGGATGCCTGCGCGGGGCTGTGATGGCTATGTGTGGCAGAATGTAATCAAAGGTTATGCAAATAACTGGAATCCGGGTACTCCAAGCGAGCGCCGGGAAGCTAAAGCAAAGGGGATTTTTGAATGAGCGCTGAAATTTTTAAGGCAATTTCCATTGCTGGCTTTATGATATTTTTGAATTGTCTTATTCTCATGCTCCTGTGCATTACTTTGGACTTGATTGGTGAAAGAAGCGGGTACGGAACGAAATTTTGTGACTTGATGAAAAAATGCGATACGCTGCTGATTGTCATTGGCACGTTTGCTATTATTACAGGTATAAATTGCGCAATTCTGTACGCATTGTTTTCATAATCCATAAATTTTGCAACATCTGTCCATTCACATACTGCGATGGAAGCGGTATAATCATACCAGAGCCAGAGAAAGGAGATTAGCCAGAGAAAGGAGATTTGACATGGACGAACTGCTTAAAAATTGCAACACTGACCTTTTCAAGGTCGGAGATAAAGTCAGAATAAGGCAAGACATTAAAGGACTGTTTGTTTTAAGGACTACAGATATTGGAAGATACTCAAGGATATTCCCGAATAAAATTCAAACTGGGGACTCACGCTATAAAATTACTGGTGGCATGGTTGCGTGCGCTGGTAAAATAGCAGAAGTGACAGAAATTATTCAAGGCCCACCAGAATCGTTACTTTTAAGCACTCTGTATAGGCTTAAAATCAATGGAAGCTATTCTGAATGGTGTTGGAAACACGCTCTGCTTGAAAAAGTGGAAGAAGGCAATTCCGACAATTCTGTTGAAGTCGATGGCGCTAAGTGGGAATTACCGCTGAAAGTCGGTCAAAAAGTTTTAATCCGCAAAGATTTAAAAGAATGCTTTGACAAATTTTGCATTTGCGGCACGGAGTTCGGAAGTGCTGGTGTTGTGCACCAAATGGAGAAATTTGGCGGCTGTATTGCTACTATTACAGAGGCTTTACCAAATGAGTGCATTGTAGGCGGTTACGTTTACAATCTGGCTGTTACTGACGTGGATTATGGTTGGCAATGGGATATTTCAATGTTTGACGGATTTAACGCTTGGAGAGACAAACAGGAAGCAAATGCAAAGCGTAGGACAGAATCTTCCCCATCTTTTCCTCTCAAGGTCGGAGATACAGTAACAGTTAGGCGCGATATTGCCAAAAGGCGCGATAAAAGCGGGTATATATGGTCTACCGTGAATGGCCGAAAAATAAAATCGCCTTTAGTAACAAGCAGTATGGTTAGTATGGCGGGTGAAGTTGGTAAAATTACAAGTATTTATTCCGAAGGAGAAGATACCGTTTACACATTGGCGTTTTCCAATCCAACGTATGATGGATTTCTTTGGAGCCTAAGTTGTCTTGAAGAATTTCACGACTACAAGGCTTATGTCGAGGGAAATAGCGGCAAAAAGAAAGTGCCACAGAAAAAATCGGAAAAACACGGAGAAGATTACTACGGAGACAGTAAGTATGAAGAAATAGACATATCTGGAATCAAGGCTTACTTCTTTGCGTATGATTACAAAGGCAGGAAGAAAATGTTCCCGGAAATTGACGGATTTATCACCAAGATTGACGTTACAATCATTTCTGGCGATGAAACAGGTCTGGTTTACTTCGTGAAAGACGGCAAAGCGAATAGAGTTGCGTTTGATGCGAGTGTTGGAACTCGGTTCATATCCTATGACGACGGCACTTACACTGTTGAGGGCAAAGACAACATCAAGAAGTGGCTAAGTTGGAGTTACGACAAAGACAAAGCCAAGAATGTGAACTACGCAATTCAGCACATGACGGATTTCTTGGACGGTGACAAGTGATGCCTTATGCCAACACGGAAAAGCGACTGGCGTACCACAGGAAGTACAACAAAGAAACACGGGAATGGGCTAAGAAAAACGGGATTTGCGTTGTTTGTTGCAAACAAAAAGCCGATGAAGGTTATGCTACTTGTTTGCAATGCCGTATGGCCGACAGAGAGCGGTCTAAAAAGCCGAGAAATATCACAGCTGATAAAGTTGCCGAACAGAAAAACAAACGCGCACAACGCCGCTTAGACCTGATAGAGCAAGGTATATGTACGCAGTGCGGGAAGCGGAAAACGGGCGAATATCAGATATGCGACGTTTGCAGAGCAAAAATAAACGCAAGGCGCAAGAAAAAGTATAACGAATCAAAAGAAATTCCAATCGTTCTTTACGGAGAACATGGAATGTGTGCAAGATGCGGGAAGCCTACTTACGCTAACTCAAAGTTGTGCAAGTTCCACTACGATGTTGCTGTACAGAACCTAGGCAAAGCAGAGAACCGAGGTTCTGAAACATACAGAAAAACGAATCAACTATTTTTTAAACGAAAAGGAGCAGACAAATGAAAGTTTTTCTTGATGTCGGCGCATATATGCCGACATACGCTCACGATGCAGACGCGGGAATGGATTTGCGCACACCGGTGGCGTTTATCGTCCCGGCGCATGGTGATTACACAGTTGATACTGGCGTTCATGTGCAGATTCCTGTCGGAAATGTTGGCTTTATCAAGTCAAAGAGCGGTCTGAACGTCAATGCCGGTCTGACTGCAACTGGCGTTGTGGATGCGCTCTATGACGGCAGCATCCGCGTTAAGCTGTACAATCACAGTGACGAGGATTACGTGTTCAGTCGCGGCGATAAAATCACGCAGATGGTTATTCTGCCGATTGCTAAGTTCGACTTAGAGTTAATCGACACACAGGAGTGCTTTGAAAAGTCAGAGCGCGGTTCGGCTGGCTTTGGTTCTACGGGAAAATAATAATGCACGAACAATTCGGAAAAGTCGAACAGTTTGAACTGTTTGGAAAAGTTGCGAAAGAAATGGAGAATTAAAGATGAAAGAACTTACGATTACTGCTAAAGACTTTGCGGAGCTTTTTGCCAATGCTGACAAAATGGTCGCTTTGCGCGAGATTGATGAACATGGTAGAGAGACTGGGCGAAAGGTGGTTTGCAAGGTCGTTTCCGCGTCAAAGTCTATTGGCGGCAAGGAAGTCAAAAAGGCAGACGATGGCCTGATGATTCGTCCCGGCTATTATAACCCGAATTCCGCTTACGAGCCGCGCAAGGTCATCAAGGCTTGGGGCCTTGACTGGAATCTTGGCACTGCTCTGAAATACATTGAGCGCCGCGGGAACAAGCAGGGCGAAACAACGCTGAAAGACCTCAAGAAAGCACTTACTTACATTCACTTCGCAGTTGAGGACGAAGAAGAACGCCTTGCGTCCGAAAAGGGGGATAAATAATGCAAGTTGAACTTATCGCTTACTCCACGCTGATTAAGGGCAGATGCAATCCCATGGCCATTGTTGAACAGTGCGCAAGCGTTTGTTATGACAGTAAACCAGATTTCGACAAGTTCCGCATTTCTAAGGGCTGTGCAAAGACCGGGCACATGAGTGTGTATGAGCACGCATATTTCACGTTCCACGTAAGTGGAATTAGCCGCGCATGTCTGGCACAGTTGTCAAGACACAGACATATAAGCCTGTCAGTTCGTAGCCAGCGCTATTGCGATGAAAGCAGCAACGGTGTTCTTAGCTGTATCATCCCCAAGGCTTTCAACGACGAGCAGTTTGAAATCGCACTGCAAGCTTACTGTGAGGACATCGACAAGTATCAAGTCCTGCTGGCAAGCGGAGCAGTCAAAGAAGATGCTCGAATGGTGCTGCCTAACGCGATGGAAACGGAATTGTACCTGTCAGCCAACGCACGAGCGCTGATTGAAGCAAGCCATTTGCGGCTTTGTAACAGAGCGCAAGAGGAAATCAGAACGATGTTCGGCAAGATGAAAAAAGAAGTCGAACAAGTTTCTCCCGAAATTGCAGAGATGATGGTTCCTAAGTGCGAGGTAAATCCGAGTTATCCGTTCTGCACGGAGCGGAAAAGCTGTGGAAAGCACCCGCAGCTAAGCGAGGTTTACGGCAAGTGCAAGTGCAATGGGAATTGCGGGGTGAAAAGCAAATGACACCGATGACACAGAATGAGAAGATGGCAGAATCGCACTGCGAGTTCACAATGTCCAAGTACGGTTGCGACGAGTGCGCCAAGCATTGTGCTCTAGCGGACATCTGCAAGGCTTGTGACGGCGATTTCAGCCGTAGTATGGGTGAAGATACAATCGCGGCAGACAAGGCCGTACAAGCGCTGGAAAGGCAGGAAGCGGACAGCATTGCAAACTCCGTAATGGTTGAGTATTACAAGAAACAGCTTGAATCCGCGAACGAGGAAATCGCAACGCTGAAAGTGATGAACAAGATGCTCACGGAAAGCATCAAGAATCTGACGGCAAAGGGGTGAGTTCATGATTTTCAGAATCCTGTGGTTTGTGTTCATGTACTTGGTTGCTGGAACTGTGATTGCTGGTGTTTGCGTTGCGATTCTCGGTGATGATGCAGACAAATATGAAAACAATGTTGTTACGCTTGTAATTCTGATTTGGCCTGTTATGCTTGTGATACTTGTCTTTGGTATGCTGACAGAAATTGCAATCAGAATCGGCAAAAAATAATCAGTTTTGCAACAAAAGTCCATTGCAATGCAACATGAAGTGTGCTATAATAAAGACAATCCAACAGGGAAGCCATTTGAACGATTGCTTCATCTGGGGACGAACTGCTGTGTGAGTTCCAAGTCTTAAAGCACAGATTTCCTGCTGTTGGGAATACGCTAAAGCCATTAGAGCAAGGCACAACAGATTTTGCCTGTGATGGTTCAACGATTACTTGAATACCAGCGGGCATTATATTGCGGGTTAGCCAAGCGGCAAGGCATCGCACTTTGACTGCGACATTCGTTGGTTCAAATCCAGCACCCGCAACCACCGTATAGTATGGGCTGTGTCCATAGTATACCTCCTTTTGGCGTGATTGGGTTTGCGATTTTTCCCCGATTACCGACCCGAGATGCTTATTCAGCCGATGGGTTTCAAACAGCAGTCGGCTATTATGGTTTCTTAGTTTAAGCAAAGCAGTTGTCCATGGCAACAGATGATGGTGCAAATCCATCAGAAACCGCCACGAGCCTCGGAAAGGGGCTTAGCATGTCTTTTCTCCTAAAAAGTCACAGCTTAAAGTTAAGACCGCAGACTTATAGCAGTTAGGTAACTTGGGCATTGCTTAATTGTGAGTTATAAGCGGTCATTCTTATGCAGAATAAACCCGCGAGGTGCGGGAGCGGTCTTGAAAGCCAGCTGTCGCAAAAGGCGATGGGGTTCGCGTCCTCTGTTCTGCGCCAGATGGCCGGGTAGCGCCCGGTCTGTGTGAGAGTGTGCGGTATACCTCACAAATGATGACAATGGTCGTGCAAACGGCAAGCCGCACATGCTGGATTAGCTCAACTGGTAGAGTATCTGTTTTGTAATCAGACGGCTCGGGGTTTGAGTCCCCGATTCAGCACCAAGGCCGATGATGCTGGTAAATAGGCTAGTGCAAGCGCATTCCGTTCCCAGCTAGGCAACCGCCACGCGCCTACTAACAGTGCGTGCCATGTGGCGGGTTATGTAATACAGGGTGAGCCTTGCCGTGGAAGTCGGCAATACCAACGGTTCCGCTAAGTTCCATTGTGATTGTGGCGAAGATTAAAGCGTGTGCAGATAAGGGGACACCGCCGTTGAGTTATCCAGCACAGCTAACTTTATGCCGGTGGAGCAGATAGCGCAGATGTCGGCATAATGGACAAGAGCGGCTCGTTCCGAAGAAACGGCGAGTAGTCAGGAGCAAGACCTGCGTGTGGGCTTAATTTGAATTTAGAGGTGCAGATAGTGAACATGCTGGCGAATTGCATCCAAGCTGTAGCAGTCGTAATCATCATGATTCTATGCTTCATTGCTGGCTACGAAGCTGGAAAAAACGATGCCACTATGCACAACAAATGCCGTGAATATCCCATCGTTATGGAGCATAAGCACGGCGAATAAACTTAGACATTCACTTGGTTTTCCATCATATCCTTTCTCAGATCGGAAGATACCTCTGGCTTCGGCTGGGGGTATTTTTCTTGCAATCAGAGCGGAAATGTGGTACAATGGAGATGCTAACAATCCTAGTTGGAGATTTTTCCAACTCAAAGGCTCTTGCGGATAAAACCGCAGGGGTCTTTTTTTATTTTTAGCGCGATTTTAAAAACGGCAATAGGGGAGTACCATAAATCGGACTGCAACCAAAGCATGGGGAGTGCCGCTAACTCGGAGTTGGAAGGGGAAGGAGAAAGGGGGGAAAGGGGAATATATATAATATATAACTATAAGCAGGGAAGATATATTACTAGATTATAGATAGATAGTCTTTTTATTTTTTATGTAGTAAGAGATATAACACACAGGGCTGGCTGGCCCAGCAGACCCCCGGCCCCTGGGTCGCTCCGCTCCGGCTGCTGCCGCCTGCTGCGTTGCGCTATGCCCTCATAACTCAGAATTACGCCCACTTTGCCCCGTTTTACTGCTGATTTGTGCCATTGCAATCCCATAAAAGCCCTATAATGCCCCTAACACCGGCAGAAACACGCCTAGAATGCGTTATTCTGTGTTAGGAATGTAAGTTTATACCCGTACAATAGAACGCCTTAAAATGCCCTCTATGCCGTTCTCACGCGGTGCACCTCAAAAAGCGCTATCTTATGCCTTGCAAGTCCCCTTCCCTGCCGTACTTTTCCCGGATTTTTTCAGACTCCAAAAAAACTTGACGCTATCACACTGCATTGCAACCTATTTCAGGCACAAAAAAGAGGACGCCCACGCGGGACGCCCTCCGTAACTCCGAGTTATTTAGCGCGGTAGCCGTGCCCTGTACCTAACCAACACCGAAAAAGGCGGAACGCTAACAACGTTAAAATCATACTGCGCCTCTATTAAGAATGCAAAATTCTTGCAGCAGACGCTCCACGCGCTCCGGCGTTCCTATTGTCTTTGCCTTATGCTCGTACTCCTCAATGCCTTGCAGGCGCTCGCCGGGCATCCCACGGTACCCGGTGCAGATGGTGACGCCATAGACTTCATAAACGTCAAAGTTCCATCCGTAGACCCCGCAAGTGTACGCTTTCGGTTCGTGGTTTTTCAAGAGGTGCTGCAAGTCGCAGAAGCCCGCGCATTTCACGTTTGCGCAGCCGTTTACAATCGCTTTTCTAGTGGTTTTGTACTTCATAGTCATTTACTCCTTTTGGTGTGTTTTTATCGGTATACCGTAGTTTAGCGGTATAAATCACCTTGCCGCTGCGGTTAATGCCGTGTTGCATCGCGCCAAAATACTTCGCGGTATGCTTTTGTAAAATGTCCATGCCTTGCATCTCCTTTGCTAATGTATCTATATACTATCATAATACTATCATAACGCATAGTTATATAACATAGACTATTATCTCATAATTATGGATTATTATTTTAATTCAATTTATAGTTTATATTTATAGTATTATTATATTTATATATAATCAATATTATTTAGCCGAGCCGCTGGCTGGTCTGGTCTTGCCGGTCGGCTCTATATATTATATATATTACGATACGATACGATTGATTATATACGATTGACGATTAACCGCTCCCCTCCCCTGCTGCCTATACGATGACAAAAGCAAAGGCAGGTTCAAGCTGTTGCGCTCTCCCCTGCCCTGCTCTATATTTCACACACACCAAAAGGATTTACTCGTAGATGAAACTATGCTGATATTCTGGCATCAGCTGCCGCACTAGATTTTCAAAATCAGCATCACTCTCAAAATGCAGCGCCCCATCTTCTCACGCTTGAAATACTCGTTAAAATCTTTCTCACTGCTGAAGGTCGGCATATATTGGATACTCATTTCCACGTCTTTCCTTTCAGTCCGTCAGAATTAAAACGCAACCGATGACCGCGCCAGCAAGCGCCGCGCCGATAAAACCAAACATTTTTCTACTCCCCTTCCCCGCTTAAAATCCATTATCCCATCTTGTAAAGCTGTCTGTCGTCAGTTCTGCCTTCTGTTCTTCAATTTCTTTCTGCTCCTGCTCTAGTTCCTCTTTTTCGTCCAGTAGCTCATACTCTCGCTGAAGTTCGTACATACTGTCTGTGTACTGTTTCACACATTCCAGCGCTTCCTCAATCTCGTCCAGTCTCTCGCTGATTTCCTCGGCACGCTCGTCAATCGCGTCAAGCTCTCTTGCTGTCTGTTGGTAGTTCATTGTTATTCTCTTTTACTCCGATTTAAGTTTAATTCACATATATCGCCCGCGTCTGTTGCGTCTCGCTCTCCGTGCTGCTGGTGGGTCTGCCCATCTGTCGAATAGAGTCAGCAAGGTGAAAAACAAAACCATGTTGCTCACCCCCTAGTTAATATTCAATCTCTTGTATGTGGAGACTACCACGAAACCCGCCCATACACTTGGCAGCTCCTGCCGCAGTCTCTCCGCGTTGATCCTCTGCTGCTTTACTGCGCTCTGGCTGATTTTGTATTGCCCCGCCACAAGCGGGGAATTCCCTCCCCTCTCTTTGAGTTCGTCAACAAGCAGCGCTTTAATGCGCTCGTTTGCTTTTTCCAGCGCTTCAATCTTGCGCTTGTTTTTCTTGTACTCCGTCGCCGCTCGGATGATTTCCTGCTCAGTCATTTCTCTACGCTCCCCTTTAACTCTGATTTAATCAGCTCTAACAGCTTTTCGCCGCTGGTAATTTCTCTGTTCTGCGCAAGTTTGCTCATGTAAAGCACAACCGCGTTTTCGTGCGTTTTCTTCATATACTTCTTAAACTTCGCCGCAATCTCTTTATTCGCCATCGCCACAATGCCGTAGCCGCTCGGGCTGTAGTCCCCTGCCCTGCTGCCGTTCAGCAGCTCGCAAGGGCAAGTCTCGATATACTTAAAGCACAAGCGGCGGAACATTCCGACGTGTACAAGCGCAAAGGAAAGACGTCCAGCGTCCAGCGTCTCGCTTGCTTTCTTCAGCGTGATTTCCGGGCAGATAATAAGCTCTTCTGCCGCTCGCCGGTTTTGGCTGATGCTATCCGCAAAACCTGTGATAATTTCTACCCGCGTCCCCTGCTCTTCTATCGCTTTAATCGCTTGATAGATATACCCGCCAACTTTCTGATACTTTTCTTTGTCCATCGCGCCTGAGACGCACATGTCAATAAACACCGTCATGACTTTTTGCTTTTGTGGCGTGCGGTAAACCTGTCTCATAGCATCAGGCAAGCCCTGCAATGCTCTGGGAACATTAGGGCACGCTCCGACGTAGTAGTTGCGCACAAGCGCCCGCGGCGCTGGGCTTGAGAACTCTCCCCCCTTCCCTGCCTTGATTTTCTCAAGACCTGCATCCCAACCGTTTCTGAAAAGCTCCGCAGCTTCAGCAAAGTTTTTTGTGCCCGCGAAACTTTCCGAGTTCCTGTCGCTGTCGTGGCAGTCTGCAAAAACTTTGTTATTCTGCGCGGTGGTGATGAACTTGAAAAAGCTGTCCATCGTCTCAAACTTTTGCGCGTAAATCACAGTTAGAAAATCTCCTTCCATGCTGCTGTGTACTTGTCCGAACCGTTGAGACGCTCCGCAATCATGTGTGCAGTGTCGTGGCTCAAGCCCTTTGCAATGCACTGTTTGACACAATCGGCAGTAGACAGCCCGACGCTTTCCATCGCGGTCACGTTCTGGGCGGCGCGGTAACTAAGAATTAAGTTCGCACCGACTGTCTGCGCTGCTTTCCGCAAACTACGGATAAAAGCAATCAGGTCTTTGTTTCCGTTCGTTACAGCGTTGAAAATCTCGTCGCTATAATCAATTTCAACTACTGCAAAGCGGTCAAGCGTCGCCGCGTCAAGCTGATAGCGCCCGGTGTACTGCGCATCAGCGCCGTTGCCGTAGGTATTGCCCGCGCAGATAAAGCGGCAATTTTCGTTTAACTCGACTTTACCGAACGGAAAGTCGAAATAACGGTTTGCAATCGCAGCGTTAAGTGCTACAAGCACCTCCGGGATGCTGGCGTCCATCTCGTCCAGGAAGAAAACGCCTCCATTGCAGCAAAAGTCGTAGAACTGCGTTTTGCTGTAATGACCGTTCGCGTCGATGAACCCGGTGAGTTTGTAAATGTCATTTACCGCGCCGGAAAAATAGAACTCAAGCCCAAGGGCTTTAGCGGCATTTTTCGCAATGCTGCTCTTGCCCGTTCCTGCTGCGCCACTCATGAAAACAGGAACGTCGGCAGTCAAGTATTTGAGGATAGTCTCAAATTTTTCGTGCTGGATGCCGCCAGCGCTCTTTTTACTGCCGTCCGGCAGCTTCACCACAATTTCCTTTTGCGGAAGTTTGCCGTATTTCTCAAAGATAAAAGCGTCAAGGTCAGCGCAGACTTTGTTAAAAACCTGTTCTTCTTTAATCTGCGCCAGCATCGCCAGCGCTGCACCCGCCGCCGTGAAGTCTGCCGCTTGCGCTGTGGGCATTGCTCCGGCTGGCTGAGGTTTGTGCGCGTCCTCGTTTCGCTCTTTACGCGCTGCGCCGTGCTCGTCGGCGTACTCTGCAATAGCCTCATTCAGATTTTTAATGCAGACTTGCAAATCCTCTTTGACCCCGCGCTCAATGACCTCGCCATTGCAAGTATAGCGCGGTTCGTTGGGGACTTTCTCAAAAAGTCTTCCGTCACGGCTGCACATAATGCGCTCGACATAAGCGCTCGCAGGTTTGCCCTCATTGACTGCCGCCTTGATAACGCTGTTATCAACAGAATAGGTATTTCTCTTGTTACGATACAAAATGCTTTCCATGGTTTTCTCCTTTTGGTGTGTGGTTTGGTTTGTGTGGTGTGGTTTTGTTCCGTATGGGAACAATGCTAGTATATCGCTGTTTGGTAATTTTGTCAACAATTTTTTCATGGACATTTGTCTCGCAAATATGCACTATTCTCTCCCCTGCCGTGTGGCGGCATATTGTTAGATGTAGCATATATTATATATTATATATACTTTGTTTTGCATTGATTGACTGCATTTTTGATTGATTCAATGCTTTTTTGACGGGAAAATCAGCTGGGCGGCATCCCGACAGGGCAGGGGAGCGCCACCGGGCAGCAAAAAGCCCCGCCAGCCGGTCTACCGGTCAGTGGGGCTATATAGCGATTAGCGATTTGACTTTTAGCGATTAAGCGATTAGCGATTGCTTAATTGCGATTTAGCGATTAGCCATCCAGCGATTTAAGGACATCCATCAGAACCGCGCTGATTACATCTGCGATTTCGTCGCACTTGTCAAAATCGCAATCTTCATTTTTCGGTGACTTCTGCGATTCATCGTTGTTTTTATCAGCATTGCGGTCAGGATTACCAGACGTATCGAGCGCAATATCCGCTTTCTCAACGCTTGCGATTGCCTTCTTGAGCCGCTCCTGCTTGTTGCTCTCCTTGATGAGGCCCTCAAGCGCCCTGCTTGCGTTTTTGTCGCTGTCGATTGCGATGCACATATACGCCAGCCGCTTGAGCGTGATGCCGAGCTTGCGGGCGATGACGAAAATCATCATCATTGCTTCATCTTGAGTACAATGCGCTGCGATTAAAGCGTTGCCTGTTTCATCATCGCGAATAAATGCGATGCACTCGTGGTTTTCGCAATCGCGTTTGCTGTCGAGGTACTCGGAAAAACTGCTTTCAAATTCTTTGAAGTTCATAATACATTCTCCTTTATGTATTCATCACAGCGATTAGGCTTTCAAGCGATTTGCTTGTTTCCTGCTGTGTCTTTGCTATATCACATTACATTCCGTTTGTCAAGTGATTTCTTGAAAATTTCCATCAATAGTTTTGCTAGTTTTGCTGTTTTTATCCGGCTCATAGTCTGCGAGGATTTTGTCAAGCTCGGCATTGCTTGCAGTTGCGACAGGATTGTTCGTTGTGGAAATTTGAATTTCCTGTTTCGGAGACCAGCCACCGCCGTTGTTCATCATGCCAACATAAAGAAGCGGCGGCATCTTCCCGCTCAATCCTAACTGCGATTTAATAGCCATGAAGTCATCTTTTGCCTTTTGAACCAGTTCAGACGCAGAAGCAAAGATTTCCTCTCCATTTCCGTCAATGACTGATTCCTTGCGCATCTTCGTAGACTGGATGTAATCCATCTGTCTGCGAGTTATGCCAACAAAACTGCACCAGCCGAGATAATCAGGAATCAGGTAGACATCGCTGTCGTAAATATAATTTAGATAGCTGATTTCCCAGTCAAGAACCTTTTGAGCCGTTACTTTATCCGGGCTTTTCAGTGTGATTGACAGCCCTTGAAGCAACGCTCTGATGTTTCCCTTGTCCTCACAGGGCGGCGGCGGTGGTTCACCTTGCTTGAATCGCTCGCTCGGCACGAAAGGCTCACTAGCTAACACCAAGTTATTGTTTTCATCCCTGTACGTCCGCACGGGAGTTTTGTTTTTACTTCCCTTAGGTCTGCCCATTCTTCATAACCTTCTTTTCGTAGTACGCTCTTGCGCTCTCTCTAACCTGTGAAACTCTCTGCCGAGACACGCCACACATTTTTGCGATTTCAGAGTAATTCTTGCTCGGATTCTCTGCGATTGCCTTTAGAATTGTTGCTTGACCTGCCACACAATTTGTACGATTCGTGCGATTTTCGTTTACACAAGTGAACTTAGCGATTTCGCAGTCACACGGAATCATGTTTGCAGTCAAAAACTCTTTGATTGGTTTTTTCCAGATGACTTTGCGACCACACTCTTTGCAAACAAGCGTGTAATTGTCTAGCTCAACTTCGCCTTTCTTCCTGCAATGATTGAAGTGAATTTCAACATCCCTGCAAGTCCAGCATGTACCGCACAGAGCCATATTCGCTTCCTGCATTAACTTTGACTTAGCTGAAATCTTTTTGTATATCAACGGAATAACGGAGCCAGTTTTTGCTTTTCTGTTTTCGCAAGTTCGGCACAGCCATCCATAATTTTTGTCACGATACCATGCCGGTTGAATGATTTTCCCTCGCGAGATAATGTGACTGTACGAAGTTCCGCAGTAACCGCATTTTCGTTCCTCATTGTTCTGAATATTCATGTTTGTACCACTCAACCCAATCCGAAAATCTCATTGTAACCAGCCATTCAGCTCCATTCTTGCGATGAATCACAACCGGGATTCCATCTTTCTGCAATTCGCTGTCCCTGATTGACTGCTGCATTGCGTTCTCCAAGTTCAACTTTTCTACACGCTTGACTTCAACGTGTATGCCCGGAGTTCCGGCAACATCTGCTTCACCGTCTTTGCTGTTACCTCTGCACTGTGCGCTTCTGTGAGCGTCTGGAAAGCCGTTGTCAATGAACAGGTGAGCAACTTCCCGCTCTCCGACTTTACCCTTTGTACGGCTTGTGCGCCCTATCTGTGAGCGTGTCTTATTCTTGTTCCTGTTCTGCATCAAGTTTCCCCTGTTTTTGCTTTCTTCGATAACTGCGAGCAAGCGAATCTTTCAGAAATTTCTTCTCTTTGCGATTCGTCTTTATCGCATACCATTTGCTTTCCTCGAGCAACCACTTAAAATCCCACGCCTTTCCGTCTTTACGGCTTGGCGTTCTATACTCTGCTTTTTTCATGCGTAAATCACCTATAAAAATCATCGAGCAACCACAGAACCCATGCGAAAACAAGACACCAAATGCTTAACCCGGACTTAAACCACATCCACGTCACAAATAAAATAAGCGTTGCACTTAACATCATTTACCACCTTTCAGAACGGCAACTGCTGACCAGAGCAGTCTTGAAAACCATCTTCGTCTACTCCGAGTTCTCTGATTGTCTGCTTTTCGGAATCAAACACGCAGTCGATTGTACCAACGCGACCCTCTTTGTTCTTGCCGAGAATCATCTTGTAGCCATCTTCATAGCCGTTGTGCAACAGAATAATCATGTCGCTTGCTTCTTCTATGCCGCCCGATTCCTTCAAGTCTGCCACTGTCGGCGCTTGTGCTGCCGCTTGACGGTTAATCTGCGCGAGAACGATTGTGACAATCTTCTCGTTCTGCGCCATAACGTGCAGTTCGTTGATTGCATTTGTCGTCATTTCATAGCGGCCATTGCCATGCGATTTGACGATTGTAAGGTAGTCAACAAAGATGACTTCCGCACCGCGCTTTACTGCTTCATTGCGAACCCATCTTACAGTGTGACCGGCAGATTCCACAATCTCTAAATCCAAATTAGCAAACTCCGCCTTTGCTTCCCGCCACCGCTTTTTATCTTCATCTGTCAGGCATCTGCGCTTGATATTGGAGAGAGGAATCCCGCAGTAAGCCGCAATCATTCTGTCGATAATCTTCTCTTTGTGTGTCTCAAAGCTAAAGAATACGCACTTGTGCTTTCTTGCCATGTACATCATGAAGTTGATGCTAACGGCAGTTTTACCGGCTGACGGGCTGCCACCAATAACGACCAAGTCGCCAGCTTCCACAAAAGAGGAATCATCAAGTGTCGGAATGCCAAACTTGAAGTATTCCGGCGAGCGTTTCTGTTCCTGCTCAAAGATGTCAACTGCGCTCTTTGCGTTTGTGCTTTCCGCTTCCTTAACTCCATTGAACGGTTTAATGATGTTCTCTGCAAGAACTTGTAACTCGTCAACGGTAGGGTTTCCGAAAGCTGTGGCATTCAACAGGTCGTTCGCCTTTGCGATTGCTTCCCGCGTCACATAAGCGTCTTTCACGCCCTGCACATATAACTTCCAGTTAGAAACAGACGGAAGTGTTTCCGCGTATCTCATTGCCAGCTTCTTGCAATTTGTGTTCATCTTAGAAGCGATGCTTGCAATGTCATAAGCGCCGTTTTTATCCAGATAGGCATTTTTGCAGATTCTAAAAATTTCTCTGCAACCCTCATCGGAGAACATGACTTCGCTTAACTCGGAGAAAGTGTCATCGCAGCAGATTGACGGCTGAACCAGCAGACAGCCAATCATCGCAGTTTCGGAATCAAGTGGTGTCATTTTGTCTCCTTTTCATCAACGAACCAAATTGTCGTGTATAGGCAAGAACCAGCCACATATTGGGTTACTTGCAGAATATTTGCCGTTGGGAATGCGTTCATAAAGTTCTCAAGTTTATGCGGCTTTCCAACTTCATTTCTATTAACCATAGTCCAAAAATGCAAATCGCCACATTTAATAGGAACACCGTTAAACTTCATTTTTCATCTTTCATCGCTCCTTTTCAGTGGTTGCATTGCAAGCGCGTCACGCCCACGCAAAGGGGTCAATTTCGCGTACAAATCACTTACCTTAATACAATGCTGGCAAGTCTTAGAGCACTCTATAAGCGCCGCTTTGACGCTCTCAAAGTCATACGCTCCAAGCGCTTTATGATACAGCATCGCAAGGCTCTCAAAGTCGTTTTCCGAGAAACGGCAGAAGTCTAGCGGGTAAAGCAAGCGGTTGGCAGTTACAAGTTGTTCAGCTTCATTTCTTGTCATCTTTTACCCACCTAGCCCTGTCATGTTCTTCGTCCCACTCCATCTTGTAGCCATTAGAATCGAGCCACAACTCAAAGTTAGCTTGATGGTATATAAAGAACCTGTACTCGTCCCAGTTATCTTTAAACGCGATTAAAAGGTCTTGAAGCGTATTTGCAAGCATTGCAAGAACAATGCAAGCGATAACGCACACGGAAAGCGCTCCAACAACAGTGAACAATGTCATCGCAAAGCCGATATACCCATGATAAATAGTTGTCCACATAGTTACCACTCCAATCTTGCCACATCGCCATTGTAAACGATTGGTGCTTTCTTCTGCGTCTTAACTCCGAGATAATCTTTGTAGCGAGTATTGAAGAAAGTCGAACCCATGAGCGTGTACTTCGGGTCTCGGATTGTCGCCTTGTAAGCGTTGATTGCTTCAATCATAGCACTCTCGCCAACTTTGAGCAACCGCTTCTTCGCCGTCAGGCTTACAGCGCTTCGTCCGTCTTTTCGAGGATAAAGCGCCCACAGCCTGTCGAACAGTTCGTTCGCAGCTTTCGTTTCCTCTGATTCCTTAACTTTGACTTCCGCGTTTCCGTCTTTTAGCTCTGCGATAATTCCATCAATGTCTCTGCGAATTTTTTCAAGTTTCTTGATTGCTTCCTCGTTTGTCATCTTAACGCAGCTCCTTTCTATATGTCTACTATACCACTATTTAGCTTACTTGTCAATAGCTTTGTAAAATAAAAATGCAGAGAAGATTTCTCCACCCTGCATTAAAAATATTACGTTGCTACGTCAAAAAGGAAGGTCTGGAACTTCGCCCGGAACAGGGTCAAGGTCAAGACTGCGCTCACCCTGCGTAGGCTGCTTGTAGTCGTACATAGCCGATTCATAGTCAGGCTTGCAACCTCTGCTGTTCGCGGCGGCAGTTCCCTCAATAACAAGCGAGTAATTCTCATAGCGCTTGCCGTTGTAATCGTTGATAGCGTGTTCGATGCTGTTAATCGCAGTAATCTTGATTCGACCAGCATTGACAATTTCATCAACATTGTTGAAGATTGTGACTTGATACCAGCCGAAATCCTTATAAGTGCCGTCCTGCTGACGAACTGAATCTCTCAAACTTGCGCGGACATACGGATTGCCTTTCTTGCTCATATACTGCTTAACTCGGAATAGGCGGTAAGTGTTGCCAACTTTAATCATTTTCGTTATCTCCTTAACTTTTAGTTATTTACGACTTCGCCCTCAACGGTTTCGGAAAAAGATTCAATCTTGTTGCAGATTGAATCGTAATCTCGATTTAGAATATCCTTTGCGGTCTTGTAACCAGCATCAGCGATAATCTTTGCGGCAGTCTCGGAATCAACGCTGTTCTGCGTGCAGAGCGTGTACAGGCGCTTCACCTGTTTTGCGGAAATCTTATCGTCAGGTCTTGTCACAGACTGGGCAACCTTAGCAAAATCGGAAGTTTCAAGCACAGAATCTTCCAAATCTGCCGTAAAAGAGCCTGAAAGCTGCGCCAAAAGCAGACAAGCATCGACCTCACTACGTTTTTTTGCAATTTTCAGCTTAGTGTTGGCAAGGTCTGCCGGGTTTGCCCTACCGCAGTTTGATTCCAAAGTAGAAGCAGAACCGTATCCATCTGTAATGTGCTGTCCGTTTTTGTAAAGCTCGCAACGGAATCGGTAGAAGAAAAACGGACGTTTGCCCTCATCAATTCCAAATTCCTCAACTGCTTTTTCAAGAACGAATTTGCTCTCTACTCCATAGGCCATGAGGATTCTCTCTGCGCCGCTCTTGTACAATGATGCCTTAGCCGCTTTTGGAATGCGACCAAAGTCGATATTGCGCCGAAGCAGCAAATTTTTGTCGCCGATTTGTACACGGTAATTCTCGTGGTCAGAACGAACTACCGCACCGATTGGAGAATAACTCCCAGTTGCAACGATTTCTTCACTCATTATGAAATCTCTCCTTTGCTTTATTATTTAATTAGATTATCCAGCTTTAACTTTTTGATTACCTTGTCAACGTCCCAGTTTGCACGATAAAGCCTATTATACAATATGCTTTTCTTTATGCCTAATTCATCCGCAAGTTCTGGAACAATGTAGTCTTTACCATTGTACTTAAAATGCGTGTTGTTTCTTTTGTTTCTTGCTTGCTCCGCATTAGAAATAAACCTACAATTCTCCGGGCAATAGTTGCCATTCACATCAATTCTGTCAATAGTGCAAGCGTGAATTTTTGCGTTTTCGTCATATCCGCTTGAATTTGCAACGCCAAAGCACGGAGTTCCATTTATCTCGCCCAACTGGTTCAATAGCAGTAAGTCTGTTGAACTTTTGACCGGCTATGTCAGCTACCACGCCCATCTTTTAATCTCCTTTACTTTGATTTTAATTTCACTTGACTGCATACCGAACTCCTTTCATCGCTTTTATTGCGCGATAAATTTTCAAGCAGCTTTGAAACAAAATGTCACCAACTGATTCATCGCACTTGTACAATCTGTATTTACCATTGCGCATAAGTTGCAACCCGTACAAATTCAGACCTTTTTCCAAAATTGCATCCCATTTTGCTGGCGGGTATTCTTTCGAGTATTCTTTATAGAGCAACGACATATACGCCGCAAGCTGCGCAGAAAGGCTAGGCATGTCAACCTTGTACGACGTTTTAATGTCAAGAATGGCATACTCGCCGTCAATCAAGCCAAACCTGTCAAGCGTTCCAGCATAGCCCATGCAATACGCATTGCTTCCCATGGCATGTTCAATGAGCGTCCATTGCGGTTTGTAGTCGCGGCAGAACTGCACATAGGCTTCAAGATACGGCGCATATTCAGCCGGAAAATCGTCTGGAATCTCGCCGGAGTAATCATACATTACTGTAGCTTCATGCACCGCAGAGCCGCGCTCTCGCGCTATCAGTGCCATATTAGGGTCTGCATTGTTTGCTTTGTCAACTGCAAGATAGCGGATGATATGCGTCACACTCGGCAACTCTACGCCATCTAGCGTGTAAGTGTGAGTTGCTTCGTCAAACTGAACTCTGCTTGTCTTTTTACTCACTTGAAATCACCTTTTGCATATTGTCAAAGCGTTCCTTTGTGCTAATATCCTTCGCAATTACAAGCGCAAGAATCTCATCCATGCAAGACTCCGCGGAAACTGTGTCATTATGGTAAGCGTCAGCAATCTCGCATACAAGCGCAAATGCGTCAAAATCTGCCATAGGCGAGTTTCTTTTCCACATATCGGAAAGCATCGAAATTGTGTTTCTCGTTGATTCACGCATTTTGTTCAGCCTTTCTTTTCTCTAATTCAGAGTTAATTTGCTCTCTAAATTTTAGCCAATCCGGCTTGTCAATTCGTTCATCGCCAAGCTGGTTGATTCGCTCCGCAAAGTTGATGTCATCAACCATAACTTGGAGTTCGTTGTCATCGAGATACTTAAAGTTCCTGCAAACAAAGTCCTGTACAAGGCTTGGCATATATGTCTGTCTGCCGAAGCAGTAACGAACAGCACAAATGCAAATTGTTCCAAAATCCTCGTCAATCTGCTTTGGTTTCGGCTGGCTTGCGCCGGGAATCGGGCAGTAGTTAGTCATTGTCGTGTACCTCCGTGAGCCAGAATTTGCGTTTGCAATCTCTACAGCTGATATTATGACAATTTCCTTTTGGGCAATAAGTTTCGTCGATGTATTTTGGACACATCCAAATCACATCACAGTCTACGCTCATTTGCGCATTCGGAAACATCTTCAAAAACTCGCTCTGGCGAGTCTTGATTGGATTGCTTTTTGCCCATTGCTCAACTTTTGAAACTGTTTCATCGATGCTTTTAATTGAATCGTCGTCGGCCCTAACCATGCAGCCCATGTCGTCATTTTTATGGATGGGGCATTCCTTGCAGCATCTTTGATTTTTGCACAATCTGTTTACCGTCTTGAAAAATTCAACTGCGTCCATCTTCTTCATCCTCACTTTCATCTTCCATACCGTCCAACTTTCCGGACAGAACAAGAATCACTGCTTCAATAAGAATTGTCCACTTGATACCGTCAAGGTCATCAAAAGATAAATCTCCTGCTTTTGCGTACTTTTTCTGCCCTGCGGTTTTCTGCATCGTCAGGTGGCACAAGTCATTAACTGCCTGTTTAAGTTCCTTTATGTTAGGCTTGTGGTGCGCTCCGGGCTGAAACGCTGCCCAGATTCCAAGTTCTTCAAGCGGAGAACCGCCCCATTCAGCTGGTCTGCCATGCTTGCCAACATACTTACTCATTTGCGTTCACCATCCTTGCGCCGCAATACGGGCAATACTTATAATCGTTTTCTTCTGGCGTACCATCATACAGAAAAAATCTTTCCTTGCAGGCAGAGCAGAACCAAACAACTGGGTCGCCGTTAAAATCTTCCTCGTTTTCCCAGTGCGCCATAGGCCGCAGTGATTCTGGGCCTTCTATGGTGGGAATTTCATCAAGTTTCTTTTGAAATTCTTCGTATTCGGAACGGTACAGCTCTATCCCGGAATCGTACAGAGCGTCCATCACTTTGTCAGCATCAATAGGTCTCATTTTTTATTCTCCTTTCGTCTTTTCTCGGATTCTTTCGCTTCCGATGCCTTTATTATACGCTTCTTTCGGATGAAAGTCAATGTCTTTCACGAAAATATTTTTTTGAAAATAATGCTTGCAAGCGCAATTCTACTGTGTTATAATAAGGATGTTATCAGAAGTCTTGTTTAGAGGTGATGGGCTAAACAAGCCAAACAACTAAATAGGACTTCGGGCTTGCTCTGGTTGTAACCATAACTACAATCAAAGCAGGCTTTTCTTTTTATACAAGGAGACACAAGATGAAATTGTTCGTTAATGGGTTTTCACAGGAAGCAGTGCTTTCAATGGTTGATACCGTTAAAGATTCGCACGGAAAAGACAAAACAATTCGGATAGATTGCACAGACCTAGAAATTCTCCGTTGGCTTGTGGACTTCTATCCGAAAATGAGCAAAATCAAAGATGGCGCACACGAGTATGCTTTCTTCACCTATAAAAAGGTGCTAGAAGATTTGCCGATTCTGAACATTTCAAAGCAAGCATTGTCGGACAGATTCAAAAAAATGGAACATTTCGGGATTCTTCGCGTTCTATGCAAAAAAGAAAGTAATGGAACGTTTACATATGTCGGATTCGGAGATTCGTACTTAAGGTTAATAAGTAGCGAGTGTGCAGGAGTAGTCAACTACGCAGGGGGTGGCAAGTTGACTACGAGTGGGGTTAGTAGTCAACTACGAACCAAAAATAGTAAGTTAGATAATAGAGAGTTAAATAATAGAAAGAAAAATCTTAAAAAGAAAGTTGATGAACCAAAGCTGAACTGGTAATCGGATAAGCCGAAAGAGGCGCTTCGCTCTATTGGCCTAATCCTTGCGAAAGCAAGGAACCCGCGAAGCGTAGAAGCCAAAGTTCCGCTTTGTTAAATATTTATCAAAGCAGGTGAAAACATGGGTAAACGAAACACAATCCACAAGCTGCCAGAATACAAAGGTTACAGCGCTTACTATTATTATGATGACGAAGATAAACTTTGGGTTGGCCGTATTTACCATTCGGCTGACGGAGAGTTTACTGACATGGTTGCATGGCATGATACAGAAGAATATTTGATGGAATACCTGTTCCACGAAGTGGTTGACGATTACATCAGCTTTAAAAAACAGATGGAGTACAAATACGGAAAGCCGGTGAATAGAAAATGACGTTCGTTATGGGTTGTTTTACAGCAGTTAGTGCATTGTTTGTATTTGCTGTATTTCTTGAAATCGTGTTTGGTTTCTTGAAAAATGAGAGTTTTGACACTATTGTTGGTTACGTTCTCGTAACTATTGGTCTGTTCGCGCTGTTTGCTTTGTTCTTTGCGATTGCAGTTGGCGCACATTTGTGAGGTGAATAAGATGGAGTTTAAAACAGTTCTGATGATTTGTTCGGTTGCCGCTTTTGTGATAACCATGCTTAGAAGAATCGCTAAAGATGACATCGTCGATTTGATAGGAGCTTCCGTTGGGGCAGTTTTGTTCATTTTAATTCTTATAGTTTCATTTCTATTTGAAAATAGCAGTGTTCTGTGGGCGCTCATTTTTGGATTTTGGGCTTGTGAAAGCGAAAGCAACATGAGAGGGGAATAAATACGATGGCAGGAGTATCAAAAAAAGAGTACACTATAGAGGAACTCGCTCAAATGGCCTACAAGGGGGCTAGGAGCGATTTTAAGACGCTTTTGCGCGGGTCTGAACAAAGTGCTTACCTAGCGCTTCGATACCTCTACAAGCTCTATGAGGTGGGTGGAATCTCAAAGGAAGAAGCTGGAAAAACCAAAGCGCAGATAACTCGGCGTTATGGTCAAGACCGGCTTCGTGAGGAACAGCTTGATTCCACAATCAAGGCTTTCGCTGACACCGTGAAGCGCACGGCAACGGCAAATGAAAATTACAGACGTGAAAGAACGCTTGACAATGCTGATAAGCTGTGCATGGCTATTGACGGTGTTGCCGTACAGGATAGGAGCAACAATAGTGCTGTGTGAAAAATGCGGTAGCTGGAATGTGTATGTCAAAGATAATGTGTTTGCACCGCCAGAAAACACAAATTATAGAAAGCGAATCTGCAAAGACTGCGGATATGAGTTCTTTACAGTAGAGTTTTCCGTTGAAAAAGGCGATGAAACCACAATTAAAGAATGGAACAAATGGCATCGCATAAGCGCAAAAAAAGCCGCAAAGCGTAAAAGCAATGCGGCTAAGTAGGAGTTACTTCTTGAATTTTTTGCTGTAATCTGGCTGAATCTCTGCAAGATAAACCATGTCGTAATCGCAGTTTTCCAGTTCCATGTACAGGCTTTCGGCAAACGCAAGTTCTTCCGACACATCAAGTACAAGATTTTCTTTGACGAATTCTGCAAAATCTATCGCGTTATCGTTTAAAAGTTCCTTATAACTTGTGGAGTAGAGGTCTTTAGTCTGACGTTCCCATTCCACCCACTTCGCCATTGCGTCCTTTACGGCTCTGCGCTTTGTGGTGGCATCTACATCTTGTCTGCGATAACTGCGCCAGTTCTGCGGAATGTAACTTTGAGTTGATACAGAGTATTCCGGGATGAACGAGTTTGCGTGTCTCATGTAGAACGAATCAGTTTTTACTAGACTGTCAGATTCCTCTTTGTAGTGGTGTTCGTGCATACGCTTGAAGCCTTTTAAATTCAAGAAATCAAAGTATTGGCGCATTTGGTCGTGGAACATAACCCCCTCGACCTGATGCGCTTTTATTCTTGAAAAGACATCGGAAACTGCCACGGAAATCACTCCTTAACAACTTCTATCGCAACATTCACTGTGTTGACTTGCTGGCTATTTACATAGATTTGCAGTTTGCTGGACAGCTGACCACGATACACGCGGACAGGGGCAGTGATAGAGAAGTTCATCAGGTCGTTTGCTGCGGCGGCAGTGGCACTCTGAACCGCGCCGGGGACAAGCTGGCCGTCCTGATACAGAGAAACCGTAACAGCACCAGCGGCAGATGCAGTCAAAGTTGTGTTGACTGAAACAGTGTAGTAACCGCAAACGGATTCAGCGTTGCAAGGGCAAGCGGAAGAACGAATAACAACAGAGTTGTTTGCCAGACGAATGCAGTTGCCGTACTGACGTATTGTGTTTGTGATAGGGAGTGTTTCGCCAGCGCCAACCTCTGTAGTGCCTGTGTAAGTGTAATAACCAAGTGCTTTAGCCATTTTGTGTATTCCTCATTTCATGTTGATAAAATAAAAAGCAGGGCAAGTAATTCCTGCCCTGCCTGTCACCTCGCCATCAGGGCGTGTCTAAGTCAAAGTTAGACGTTGGTCGCGTAGCAGCCAGAGCAGCCGCCACAGAACGGGGACGGCCCCGCGCTGTAAGCGTAACTCATGGGGTACTTAACAACGCCAGCCATCTGGGAAGCGAGTTCCAGAGCGCTGATTTTAGCAGCTTGCTCTTGAATCTGGCGTTCCAGACCGGCCTTTTCCAGAGCCGCGAACTTGTCATCAATGTTCTTATTGATGGCAGCGGTGTTGATAGCACCGTTGTAGTTTACGCTGTCAATCCCGCGTTGGGTAGTGCAGCAGCACTGGGCCAGCTGGGAAGCCAGAGTCGCGGTGTCGTTGCTTTCTTGCAGCTGCAAGTTAGCTTGGCCGAGCGCAATCTCTTTGCCCAGATTGGCGATGTTGCCCTGCATATCGTAGCCAAGGCTACAAACGCCGTTGCCGATGTTAGTCAGG